TGAAATATTAAAAGAATTAAGAGAAAAATTAGGAAGGCAAGAGGTAATAGATTATAAAGAATTAGCTAAATTAAGAAATGACCAAAAAGAAGCTGATGAAAAAGATATAGATGATAGGGTTACGAATATTATGGCAAATGGGTTAGCTGCAAGAACTCAAAGGACATTATCTTCAATGGACACTTATACTGCAACAGATAAAAAAAATAAAGAAGATTTATTAAATGCACAACAACAATTTGAAAATGCAAAACTAGATGTTCTTTCTAATGGTTTACAATTAATTGGTAATTTGGCAGGTCAAGGTACTAAAGTTGCAAAAGCTGCTGCATTAGCAGATATTGCCATTGGTACAGGTGTTGGATTTGTTAATGCACTTGACATTGCTCAAAAATCTGCAAAAGGTACAGGCCCTGCTGCTGCATTTGCTTTTCCAATATTTTATGCAACACAAATTGCTGCAGTTTTAGGTGCAGCATCAAGAGCAAAAAGTGTATTAAGTTCAGGGAATACAATATCATCATCAATAAGCGCACCATCTATGTCTTCTTCTGCACCAATAATGCCACAGCAATTACCACAAGCACAAACTACTAACCTAAGCCAACAAACAATTAACGATATTGGGAATCAGGCAGTAAGAGCATATGTAGTTGAAAGTGATGTTACAAGCAGTCAAGAAAGAATAACCGCAATAAGACAAAGAGCAAGATTTAGTTAATATTTAAAAAAATACTATTTATGAGTATGGAATTACCTTTATATATGTTGGAAATATCTGATGATTTAAACGATGATGCAGAGGTGCAATTCGTTTCATTAGTAGATAGACCTGCTATTCAAAAGAATTGGAATGCTTTTAAAAATGAACAAAAGTTTGAAATTATTAGTGAAGATAAGCGCATTATTAGTGGATGCGCTATGTTGGCTGATACTCCTATCTTTAGGAGTGATGCTAATTTTGGGGATTATTATGTGGCTTTCAGTAAAGATACAATTACAAAAATTGTACAGAAATACTTTAAGAAAGGTTATCAAAACAACGTAAATCTAATGCACGACCCAAATAAAGCCGAAACAGGGGTTACTATGTTTGAAAGTTTTATTAGTGATAAGTCTAGAGGAATTGAACCAATGAAAGGATTTGAAGATGCGCCTGATGGTAGTTGGTTTGTATCTATGCTAGTAGAAAATGATGAAGTATGGGATAAAGTCAAGCAGGGTATGATTAATGGATTTTCTATTGAAGGGATATTTAACTATGCTCCTAAAGTAACTGAAGAACAAATTAAAATGCAAAGAATCAAAGACATATTAAGTCAGGTTGATTTTAAGTGATAAATATTAATAATTATAAACATTTAAATAAAAAGAAAAATGAACACAAAAGAAGCATTATTACAAATAAGAGCATTATTTGAAGATATGCCACAAGTTGTTGCACCTGTTGCTCCTGAAGTAACAAAGGTGAAAATGGCTGAGTATTCTTTAGTAGATGGAACTAAGATTATGATTTCTGCTTTAGAAATTGGTGGTATGGTTACATTAGAAGATGGTACACCTGCTCCAATAGGCGAACATCAATTAATGGATGGCACATCTATCAAAGTAGATGAATTAGGTACAATCTTAGAAATTGAATCACCTAAAGAAGATGTAATCGTAGAAGAACCTGTTGCACCTGCTGCACCTGTTCCACCTGCACAAGATACAAATGCAATGATTGCAGAATTAAAGAATGATTACGAGAAGAAAAAAATGGAATTAGAAACAAAGATTGCTGAATTAGAGAGCAAAGTTAAAAGTGGATTTGCACAAGTAGCTGAATTAGTAGAAGCACTTTCAAACACACCAACAGCAGAGCCAACTCAAAAAGCAGCAAACTCATTTCAATCTTATGTAACTACTAATGATAGCAAGTACGAAAGAATTGAGAAATATAGAAACGCAATTTTAAACAAATAAATTTATAACAATGGCATTTTCAGTAAGCACATTAGCGGACTATACCAAAGAAAACGAAGCATTATTGGTTACTTCTTCAGTATTAGGCGCAAAAACTGCATCTTTAATTAAGAGTGCAGGTAACGTAATGGTTGGTGTAAAGTCTGCAGAGACAATCAACATTATGGACACAGATGCATTTTTCCAAGCAGGTGGTACTTGTGGTTGGAACGCATCAGGTACAACTTCTTTCACACAAAGAACTGTAACAGTAGGTAAAATCAAAGTACAAGAGGCTTTATGTCCTAAGACATTAGAATCTAAGTATTTACAAAAGGCTTTACCAACAGGTTCTACTTATGATTCAATTCCTTTTGAGCAAGAATTTACAGACAAGAAAGCTGCAGTTATTGCTTCTCAATTAGAGACTGCAATTTGGCAAGGTGATACTGCATCTGCAAATGGCAACTTAAACAAGTTTGATGGTCTTATCAAATTAATTAACGCTGCTTCAGGTGTTGTTAATGCTAACGTATCAGGATTTATTTCAGGTGCGCCTTTGTCTTCTATTACTCCTGCTAACGTAGTTGCTTTAATGGATGGTATTTACAGAGCAATTCCTGCTAAAGTAGTAGCTGCTGATGATATGATTATCTTCGTAGGTCAAGATACTTTTAGAACTTATTCTATTGCATTAAAGAATTCTAATTTATTCCATTATTCTTTTGAAGGTAAAGCTGATTCTGAATTTGTATTGCCGGGGACTTCAATCAAAGTTGTTGCAGTACAAGGTTTAAACGGAACTAACGATATCTTTGCTTTAAGATTAAGCAACTTATTCTTAGGTACAGACTTATTGAACGAAGAAGAAAAGTTTGAAATCTTCTTTGCTAAAGAAGCTGATGAAGTAAGATTTGCTGCTGAATTCAAAATGGGTGTGAACATTGCATTCCCTGATGAGATTGTAAAGTTCGTAATCTAATTATAAAGGGGAGTTGAAATATACTCCCCATTTTTTAAACAATAAAATAATATAATATGCCGTGCGCATTAACACAAGGATATACCTTAGATTGCCGTGATTCACTAGGTGGTATTACGGAAGTTTATTTTATTGCAAGTTCAGATGTAACATCTACAACCGAAGCAAGTGGTGTAATTACTGCATTAACAAAAGCCGTAGGTAAAAGATTCTATAAATACGAATTAACAAAAGGTACTTCAATGTTTACAGAGAATGTAGCATCTAATGTACAAAATGGTACTTTATTTTATACTCCTGAATTGACAATAATTTTAAATAAGCTACAAGCAAATACAAGAAATGAAATCTTGTTATTGGCACAGAATAGACTTGTAGCAGTTGCAAAAGATAATAATGGTAAGTTTTTCTACTTAGGTAAAACTAGAGCATTAGATTTAACTGCAGGAAATGCAACATCAGGAACTGCTGAAGGAGACAGAAGTGGTTACACTTTGACTTTCACAGGCGCAGAACCACAATTAGCACCTGAAGTAAATAGCGCAGTTGCTTCTGCACTTACAACTGCAGGATAAAAGTTTGTAGTTTTTCATAGTTTAGTTCCCCTGCTTAGTTTTCTAGGTGGGGGTTTTTTATTTTATATGATTGATAAATGACTTATATATGATTTATAAGTGTCAAAAAGTCAAGTTATTGACTTACTTTATTCATTTTGTAAATATTTATATAAATGCTATTTATAATTGATGATACATTTAACTAAAGGCGAAACTAATATTATTGTTATGACATTAACTGAAAAGCAGTTACTGACTAACCCTAACTATCTTTTTGTATTTACCAATAGGAGCAGCAATAATGTTATATCATTTGTAGTTTTAAACGCATCTGATACAAGTTTATACAAAGACAGATACAATCAATTTAGCATAGTTACAAATAGTAAGTTTAAAAGCGCATTAGAAGGTCAATACACATACGAAATATATGAACAGGCTAGTACTACCAATTTAAATATAACAGGCTTAAATAAGCTAGAAACAGGTATTATGTGGCTTTCAGGTTCTACATTAGAATATAATACATATACAACAACAGACACTTATACAATTAGACAAT